ACTAAAGATAAGAAATTGATTAAAACAAAAGGTATGTTTATTACTGAGGTTTTACTTGGTAAAGGTTTATCACCTAAAATTATACCCGAAGCGATAATCAATTATTTTGTAGACAATATACCTGTAGAAGAAACTATTAAGAGTTGTAGAGATATACGAAAGTTCTTAAAAGCAGAAAAAACAGGTAAACAATGGACAGTAGAATATAATGATAAGATACAACAGAGAATAAACAGATTTTATGTAAGTAATAATGGGTATTATTTATGGAAATTTAAAACTGACTCTGGAGTAAAAGAATATCAGAATATGCTTAAAGGTTATGCAGTTACATTACATAATACTTTTTATTCAGATGAAGATCTACAGTGGAAATATGCACAAGGAGAAACATTTGAAAGTATATATGATATAAATTATAATTATTATATTTCACAGTGTAAAAAAATAATTAACGATATTAAACCAAAGCAACTAAACTTGTTTAATTTTGACGAATTATAACAAATAGTATCATAGCATAAAACAAGTTATAAAATAATATTATGATTGTTGAGCTAGATACAAATCTATTATCTATTATAGATAATTTAACAATTAATCAGCTAGTATTATTAAGTATTGTATTAGATAATAATCAAAAATCCAATCAAGGTATCACACCACTTATTCGCCTGGTCAATGATAGTGAGATACAAGACTTAATCAATAGAGGTTTCATTCAAAAGAAAATTAATAGTAATAAAGTAGAATTAAAAGCAACAAGTAAATTAACAGAACTTGTTACTCCAAAAGACATATTATTTAAAGAATTTTATGATCAATATCCTACTCTAGTTACTAGACCAGATGGAACAAAAGGTTTTCTTAGAAATAATGTGAAGAAATGTAGAGATTACTATAATAAGTTAGTTAAAGGTAATCCAGAACTACATAGTAGAATTATAAAAGCATTAAACTTTGAGCAAATGAACAAAGCAATAGAAGGTAAAATGGGTTATATGAAAACTATGTGGAAATGGCTAACTTCACATGAATGGGAACTAATAGAAGAGCAAATGAATATTAACCAAGTAGAAGATACTGAAATATATGGAACAGATCTACGATAATATACTTCCTTTTAAACACATATCTGAAGCTGCTAATGAAGCAGTAACTTATATCAAAAGACGTAAAAGTCATGAGATAGAACCATTAAAAAGTAGATGGAAAAAATTTAATGATATGTGTTGTGGAGGTATAGAACCCGGTTGTGTTTATACTATTGCAGGAATATCTGGTACAGGTAAATCTTCATTTGTTAATACGTTAGAAACTGATTTAATTGAACTTAATCCTAACAAAGAATTAATTATACTTTCTTTTTCATTTGAGATGCTTAGCCGATCTCAAATAGGAAGAAAACTATCAAATAAGTTGCATCAAACAACTTCAGAATTGTACTCAGTATCAGAAGAAATATCTGATAATGAACTATTATTAGTTGAAAAAACAGCAAAGTCTTTTGATAATTATCCAATATATTATATTGATGATGCTGCAACAGTACAAAAGATAGCTAATACAATTGATTATTTTCAAAATACGATTGCTAAAGATAAATGGTTAATTATTATTCTTGATCATACATTATTAGTAGGTAGTGAAAACTATAAAGATGAAAGAATGATAATTTCAGAGCTTGAAAAAGTATTTATTAAAGCAAAAAAGATAGGTACTACAAGTATAATCCAATTATCTCAAATGAATCGTAATATTGAAAATACTGATAGGATTAACAACCCTTCTAGTCATTATCCGATTAGAAGTGATTTATCATCATCTGATTCTGTATTTCAAGGAAGTGATATTATAGCTGTTTTAGCTAGACCAGAACTATTAGGCATTACAGCATATGGTCCTAGAAAACTACCTGTAAAAAACAAGATTTATTTACATTTCCTAAAAGTAAGAGAAGGAGATTTAGCAATACTTGAATTCGAAAACGACCTTAAATATAATAACTTAATAGAAGTATAGAAGAAGAAAGTTTAACTTTTAAAAATTGGCGAATATGACTACTTATACGTTTAATAGTACAAACACAGCAGACTATAACAAGTTTAACACAGATTTTACAAAATTAAATATTGATGTAGATTATAATAAGAGTACTGATAATGATGATTTCATTACTAGTATTCTTAAGAAGATTAATAATAGTTTTTCTTGGAGTAAGAATAAGAAGGATGAGTATACATATACACTTCTTAATGTAACACCAGAGGCACTTAACTTAGAGTGGAATAAGGCAGCAACTCTGTTGTCTAATTATGATTATTATTCTAATCATTCTTCATATGATTTTAAGATTAATGGAGTACCTGTAAAGATTCATGGTAATTATATTCAGGTAGGCAGTCAGATTATTCCGAAATTTACTACTACAAAGTACTTTAATAGTATTCCGAAGAAGGATCGTATTATGATCTATTCTATTTCTATGTCAATTAATGCAATTGCAGCGTAACAAATCTTTTCAAGAAAATTCCAAATAATTTCATATTACATCAAAAACTATCAAAGAAACTTTTGAAAAGTAAGTAAAACTAAATAATATGATAGTATTACCTACTGAAAAAGTAAAAGCAAAAGTAAATAACCCAAGATTTTTAATTATTTACGGTAGACCAAAAGCAGGAAAAACTTCCTGTGTATCTGCTTTAGAAAATAATTTAATTATTGATCTAGAGGGAGGTTCAGAATTTCTAGAATGTTTATCTGTACAGGCTAGAAATGTAAATGATTTGGTAGAAATTGCGACAGCAATTAAAGCAAAAATAAAAGAAACTGGTAAAAAACCTTATAAGTTTATTACAATTGATAATGCTACTCGATTAGAGGAAATATGTTTATCATATGCAGCTCAGTTGTATAAATCTCAACCACAAGGTAAAAACTGGAATGGTACAGACGTTCGATTACTTCCACAGGGTTCAGGATATCAATATATCAGACTAGCAGTTAGAAAGATTATTGATATGTTCAGAGATTTATCTGATTATAGTATACTTATTGGGCATACTAAGGATAAACTAATATCTAAAAATGGAGAAGATATTACTGAAATGAGCCTTGACTTAGTAGGTAAGCTAGGTGATATTATATGTGGAGAAGCAGATGCTGTAGGTTTCATGTATAGAAAAGGTAATCAGACAATTATTAATTTCAATAGTGGTGATGATACTACTAAGGGAGCAAGAGCTCCTCACTTAAGAGAACAAAAAATTGTTCTTGCTGAAAGTGATGAAAATAATAATTTAACATTTCATTGGGATAAAATATATTTGCCAGAAAATTAAAAAGTTTTAAGATATGATGTATAGTTCACAGAGAGCACAAGCAATTCAGAAGAAAGATGTAGCATATTTGAGTGCTGGTATTCATGATAATATTTTATTAGATTCTTATCGCACAGAGACTTCTGTAGCAGGAAATACTTTTATTGAGTTAAAGTTTGTTTCAAAGGATGGACAGTCTGTAACAGTAACAGAATGGGAGCCTTCTAAAGGTCCTAATACAAATGATGCAGACTTTAATAATAAGTGTGATAATCAATTTAAGCGAATTGATCAAATTCTTAGTTGTTTTTATCCTGATGATAAAGATCGAGAGTTTGAGGGAGAGAATTTTAAAGATTTAGTTACATGGGTAATTAATAAACTCGATAAAGCTGATAAGAGTATTTTACTTCGTATTAAGGTAGTATATAATGATAAAGGATATACTACTTTGCCAAAGTATGCAAAATATACTTTTATTGAGCCTATGAGTAAGGTAAATGAAGGTAAATCAGTAATTGTTAAATTAGGTATTGATCAGTTTGATAAACCTGTTATTGCAGATAAGGAAAAAGAGGATCCTAATCCATTAATGCAGGTAGACAATATTAACATTAATGACAATCCTAATGGTTTGCCGTTTTAAAGAAACAAGCCGTGAACGTGACGGATCGAAGATAACTCAGCCTCTTAACAATGCATAAAGGAGTTCTAGATCGTAGGCTAGCACTGACCACACAGGGGATATTACAAAGGGGTAGCGATAATTGGATGTACTGAGGTTCGATTCCTCAGTATCGCACATAATTCTTATCATATGTATAGCTCGAAAAGAATAAAACAAAACAATGAGGATATTACTCTAGATTATATTCTTTCAAAAGTTACAGAGTATGATATTTATGCTAGATATTTAGGGCAATTTAAAATAGGTTATATTTATAATAGTCCATTCCGAAAGGATAAAAATCCATCTTTTGGTATATTCTTAAGTAAGAAATCTGGTAAATTACTATTTAAAGATCATGGTAATGGTGAATGTGGTGATGTAATTAAATTTGTAAGTTTAGTTACAGGTATTACTAATTATAATGATCTATTAAATAGAATTATAAAAGATATGCAAATAACTAATAATACAGTT